TCAATAGTTTTGTCTACGATGGTAGTTATTTTAATAGTATTAAGTGACTTAGAACTTAAGTCATCACACATTCTAGTTACTGCATTCATAACTTCTCTTTCTAGATTCTCGTCCATATATTCAGATGAATCCATAATTCCACTAGTCATTCTTCCTACAGAATAGTCTGAGAATAATCTCATTGCCTTAATAGATATTCTATCTAGGCTTTCACCATTTTGTATAGATCTAATTAGAGAGGTAGAAATATAGTCCCTTGTCTTCTTATTCTTTGGACTAGTTATACTAGCTGCAGATTTCTTAGCACCTTGTGCTTTAGTATTCTTAGTCTTTGTATTTCCAGACTTAGTCTTCTTAGTTGTAGAACTACTTGAACTAGACTTCTTAGGTGTAGAAGATGATCCTCCACTCGCCCCTGCTGGTCTTGGTGTAGCTTTAACTATTTTAATCTGTTGCTCAGCCTGGAACTCATTGATCTGATTTTGTCTATTGACCTCTAGTTCATCCATATACTTCTGACTTCTATAGCCAGATGTTTCCCTCATCTGCTCTTCTGTTAGAGGTTCCTTACCTATGAATTCTCTAGCTTCATTATGTAGTGTAAGGCCAGAGTTCATCATATTAAGTGCATGACTTTCTTTCTTAATCATCTCATCAGTACTTGTATTTCTAAGTGTTAAGAACACTCTATCTTCGGCTGATATTTCAAATGGGTGAGCATATTTGCCAGTCTCTAATAGAAGCTCATCAAACATTTCTCTTGTTATAAGGTCTTCCATTTCTACCTGATAATCAATTACTGAATCAGCAAGTGATGCTGAAAGCACTTCACCTGTAGCTCTACCTGTTGTATCTCCATCACCGAAGTCAATACCTGACATTCCTAAGCCTGCATAAACACGCTTCTTGAAGTGATCAAGATATGATTCTACTCTTAGTGCTAATGATTCTGAACCTATGGCATTAACCTCAACTCTTTCAGAGGTAACTAATCCACCATTATCCTCTATGTTAGCTAGAAGCTGAGTAGCAGCTGAAACTTCAGATACTCCATTGGGCATAGTTCTAGCTGGATTCTTATCGGTACCAACCTTCACATGTATTATAGGAAATAATGACTTATATATCAAAGTCTCTACAGATTCCTCTATTCTTCTTAATGCTAGAATATCATCCTTAACAGCCTCTAATGGAGGTGTTCCCATTGTGTAGCCTGTACGCTTATCGTAGGCATCATGAATAATATTGTGCTCAGGGAAGTCCCTATACTTATTACCTGTTATATGTTGTCTAAATTTCTTACCTTCACCAGATTCATTAATCTTGGTTTCTATAGTTTCTGGAGCTAAGTTGAACCATGCCGCTATTGGTTCTACTTCTTTAACGCCTCTATATAATCTCATCTTACCAGATGAAGCCGACTTCTTTCGTACCTTAACTATGTAAGCGTTATGAAAAGTAATTATATTCTTAGCTGTCTCTCTTAGGAGCTTTCTGAAAGGTATTCTAGATACGTATGCTATCTCATCTAGTCTTCTCTTAACGTATGCTAAGTTCTCTGCATTCTTACTGGTTATCTCATAGCCTTGCTTAAATACAAGTGTCTTCTTCTTTTGGAACGCTCTAGATACTAATGCTTCAGTATCAATTATTCTTCCGTATTCATACAGATCATATTCATGTCTTATGAAGTTCTTGTTACCATACCTTCCACTATTAGCAAAAAATGAAGTCGTAGGATTCCTCACCCTATGTAAGGTGAGACTCTTAATCTCATCACTTATATCTGATGTCTTACTTAGAGCTCTATAGTTTGTCTTGTGTATAATGTTAGTCATTTAGTTCCTACTCTTTTAATAGATCTAGTGTGTCCCTTAAGTTATCTATGGTTCCACAGTTTAATTGTATAGGTTTATTAGTTATATTTCCAGAGAAACCAGATACATTAAGATCTATAGGATCTCTTGCATTAAGTCTAGCCTTAGCTTCTGCAGTAGGATTAGTTGTTATAGTACTGCTTCTTTTTGGTGTTTGGTATTCAGTTGGCAATGTGTCTGACTCTAGCTTCTCTGATATAGCTCTTCTGAATGATACATCATCGGTAGTATTAAATGTAAGCACCTCTTCTATTATTCTACTTATCTCAGCATCAAGACTGTTCTCGTTCTGGCCAAATATAAGTACCTGCTGATTGTCAGCTACTACTAGATCATCTATGTTTGTCCTAGGAGACTTGGTAGCTCTTGGATCAAGGCCTTCACCCTTAAGTACGTCTTCAGCTACCTGTATGGCATTATTAATTATTGGATCCATGTGAGCATTCTTTATAAACTCATTCATAGAGCATTCAAAGAAGCTTAGTCTTGGATTAGCTGAAGGTCCTTCATTTGGAGTTAATAATATAGCTATGTCTTCGTCTTTAGATTCTACTATGGTAGTAGTAGAATTAAAGGCATCACCTATTACAGATGCTATATCATCAGTTGTGAATGGCTTAGTTTTTCTATTAACTGACCTATAATCACTGTCCTGCTCTCTACATATTTCATCTAGAGCTGTTGCCTTAGACTTGTTTTCTATCATAGCCATAAGTAGATTACTAACCATTATTAGTTGAAATAATGCTTCTGCCTTTTCTACAATATTGTTTCCACTTCTTTGTGGCTCACATAGTAGATAATCTTTAACACCTAATAGGTCTTCTATTGAAGACTGTAGAGATGCTGCACTAGACTCAATTACTAATGCTGCTTGCTCAAATGTTTTCTTAGCTGAGTCAGTCATACCTCTACCGGTGGACTTAACATCATTATGAAGTTTACTAACCACTCCGCTATAGTCTTCTGGGTTATCTTCCTCTATGCCTAATAACTTAAATTCCTCTGCTGTTAGCTGATCCTTAAGATTATATGTAGTTGGTATATTATCAACAATAGATCTTATTGCCTCTAATAAACATCCAACTGGACTTAGGCCATATTTAACTAGTGCTACAATAAACTTTAGTAGTGATGATATTATTGAACCTATTATACCCATTATAAAAGATAGTATTGAGAAGGATGCTAATAGTAGTCCTGACATAAGTTTAAGTATAGCTGCTAGTATTATGGCAAGTATCTTTATTAGATCTGGTATACATACGAAGGATAGCATATAGGTGAACTGACAAAAATTAGGTCTATCTACATCGAAGAAGGCTTTTATGTCTTCTATGAACTTACTCACGCTGCCCCATATATCTCCGAATACTTTATCCATATCAAAGCTAGGTAACTCTCCCAGATCACAATTAATACAGTCGTCCTGCATTCTTCTTCTTACGGAGGATGTTATTGAGTTTGCTACCTGGTCTGGCTTAGAGGTATTCGACCCAGTGGTTCCAAGTTCTACTTCATCAACGTCTTGAGAGACATTACTTGAAGTCTTCATGTCGTCAGATAGTTCTGTTAGTAGTGCTTCATATTCATCAGCCTGAGCAAACATTGCAATAGGTATAACCTGAAGACAATTATCGTTCTCTAATGCTTTTGAGAATGCATCAATTATCCTTTGAGCATGAAGCAGTGCTTCTGAAACACCCATATCTGTTTCTGATGTAGTCGGTGTAAAATTATCCATAATTTATATTGTCGCCGCTATCCTTAGGTTTGGTGGAACGTCAGGTGTGTTTAGTATGGCTATTTTCTTAGCCCTTAGATTTTTTGTGATACCTTCTTTATCTACAGATATTATAATCTTATTCTGAGTTATATTAGATATAGCACCAGTTGTATTAACTGCTGGTGAAGGTACTATTGTGCGTCTCCATGTGAATGAAGCTGCATTGTTTGCTATCTGTGTATCTAGAACTGCGTTAGGTAACGTATTGGGAGTACTACTAGCAGCCGTAGAGTATGAACCTATTTGTACCGATGTGGTACTACCAGGTGCACTTGAAATGTGTGTATGTGGTGTCTCTGGATGTGTATGTTGAGGGATACTATGTGTATGAGGAGTTATGGGATGTGTATGTTTCCTCAATGCACTACCTAGAGCTGTGAGCTTACGCTCTACTTCATTACAGAAGGTTTCTACTTTTTGCTCATAAATTTTAGAATCAGATACTGCAGAGAAGTCTTCAGCCGCATACTGATATATTTCCATATATAGTTCTGCTCTTTGTTTCTGCATATAGCTAGACATGCCTGACTTATTAAATGTAGACATTAGGTACTCTTATTAATTATCTCTGATGCTTTAGCTTTAGATCCAGCTCTAACTATCTTTAGACATTCCATAAACATATCGAATGTTATAAAGTCCTTATTTGGATCATTACTTCTATCTCCGAATACGTGGTCTATAGAAGAAGAAAGATCAGAGTCTTTATTATTGACCCTGACCTTTACTCCGGATAGATTGTCGTACAATGTCTTTTTTATATCCTTTAAGTCTTCTATTCCTTCACTGAAGTCAGATAGATAATCTTCTGTTTCTCTAGTCATAGTTTACTCATACTCTAGATTTATTTCTATATTAAGCACTTCATTAAGAGGAGTCTTAGAAGTTATTAGTAGCCATAAAGATATAAAGTCTCCTGCCATAGGGCTAGGATATGTATAGCTATTAAAGTTTGGAAGCGCAGAAAACGCTTCTACTCCTGGCTCACTAGTGCCAACTATAGTTTTAACTGAGAACATGTCTTCTATTCCTTCTTCAGAAACAGATGCCCTTACATAGCTAACTACTTCACCCGGTGCTACAACTATGTAGTATTTTCTAACTATTTGCTGCAACGGATCGACTGTAATATAATGTTCGGATAGCTGACTCAACTCAATCAAGCTTTCTGAAAGAGGATCAAAATAGCATATGCCTACAGCATTATCTACCATCTCATTAGTTACCGTAACTGTATTTACTGATTGTGCTATGTTTGTCATCCGAAACTTGCTCTCCCTTTACCTTTTTTCTTAGCGAACCTTACGTTTGTCTCATTGCCAACTCTATAAAGACCATCAGATCCTACCTTTGGCAATGCTTTTCTTATTTCGCCTAAGCTTGTTGACTTGTCAAATGTTGATCTATTATAGCCTGATATTCCTCTATTGAACAGACCAGTTGGTTTCTTTCTTGAACCAGGATTTGCAAACAACGTTTCTGGATTATAGTCAAATGGATCTGATATGTCTAATTCATCATTACCCTTCATGTAGTCTCTAGATACAAGCTTAACTATTAAATCACTTACCTGTGAATTTAAGAACTGAGAATATTCCATACTGAAACCAAGAACAGCAAGCATAAATGCATCTAAGTCATGGTCACCTATTCTTGCATCTTCTGCAGTGAATGTAGGTCTTCCAGTTGGTGATCTACTCTTAATTATATAGTTGCCCATTTGAGCCATTAGATCTTTATCATAGTCCTCATCAAATACGAACATTTGTCTTTCAAGGTATCTAACAGCATTCTCAACCATATAGGTCTTCATGTCTCTTTTTTCTTCTTGACCAGTTATTACATCTCTCACTTCAAGTTTAGATGAGAAGTTTATACCTACTAGCTCTGCTAGCTTAATGTCTGGATGATCAGGTGGAAGTGTACCAAACTGATCTAGTGCATACTGCTTTATGAACTGTATCTGACTTGTGCCGAATCCTTCGTCTACATATAGATGATCAAACTTATATCTTCTATTCATGGCTATAATTCTCTGTACTGCCTCAACCTGAGACCATCCATCTTTAGATACTGTTTCATATTCAGCTACAAAGAATCTCTTATTAAGCTTATCAAATGCTAGAGCTACTATCCTAGTGCCTATCCTATCATCGTTCCAGTCACAACCAAGTATTACTATATACTTATCTCTATTCTTAAGAACATCATCTCTTTGCGCCTGAGACATGTCTTGGTGTACACACTTATCAATATAGAAATGCTGGAATACACCCATCTCAGATGCACCAAACTCAGCTATGATTTCCTGTATATATCCAACGTCTGTAAGCTGATCCTTAAAGTCAGTGTCTAGATTGTCATTGTAGTGAGGTAATACGAATGTTGGGAAGTGGAACTTCTTATAGCCAGCTAATTTCTCTAGATCAAATAATGTCTTCTTGCCATCAGGTGTGGATGCTACCCATAATTCTGTATCTGGGTTATCCGCTAAGATAGCTAGTATAGCTGCGAAATCTTTTTCGCCCATGTAATCCACTTCATCTAGTACTATTAAATTAGCTGACTGTCCACGAACTGAACCTGCCCCAGATGAACCTGTTGTGAAACCTCTTATACGAGAACGATTAGTAAACTGCATTAGGTAGTTTGGAGACTTTACGTCCTTAATTACTAGGTCGTTATATGAGCCCCAATCAGGATCCAGCCTATACAAGAATTCTCTAACCTGAGTTACAAGTTCTTCTGCCTGTACTTCATACGGAGTTACTATAAGAACCTTATAATTATCGTTAGTTAGAACACGATGTAATATGTTTAGTGCTAATGAATATGTTTTACCAACACGTCTACCGCATCTATATGCTCTACGCTTGGCTGTACATCTAACCATTTGCTCCTGATACCATCTAGGACTAAACATTCTTCTATGTTCAGGTGTTCCTACGTCAATATATCTATCGGCCCATGCATAAGGGTTAGCCATCTCTTCTAATTGCTGCACATCCTCTTCTGAGAACATGTGTCTTATCTCTTCGTTTATGAGCTGACTAGAAGACGCAAGACCATTACATTTAATGGTTATTTTACCATGCTGCTTCATTTGGTTATCTATGCATATTTCACACATAGACTTAACTGCTTCACCAGAAAATTCTCTAAGCGCTATTGCACTCTCAGGAGTTATCCTATTGTTTTCATCAGTATCCAGTATTGGTACTTCTGGGAACTTATCTTTTAGATAATCCTTCCAATATACTTCACTTAGAGGGGTAGCTTTTTCCTGGCCTTCCATTATTATATTCCTATAATTCTTCTGTGTTTCTTATCTTCTATGCATAATAGTACTGTGTAGATATAGCTAGGGTCATAGTCTTCTTTTGAGTGAGTAAAGATTAGCTCGCTAACTGTGAGACCTCTTGCTTCTCCAGGACAGGTACTTATTCTTATACTTGATCCATTATTTAACTTGATGTTACGGGTATTAGCCATAGATTCTATTAGCATATTTTTAGGTATGAAACTTACTAT